GATACATTTAGATTAGATTTAGATGGCTCTAGTTCATATACATTGTTGCTTGAACAAAATGGTATTGAAAACTTAGTTAAAGTAAATGGCGGTTCAGATAACACTATAAAGATAAGGCAAGGCAACTAATGTATGTTTGCTCATGCGCCGATATACTGTTATTGTATTTATGAAAATGAATTTATCAGTAATATTAGGAGGATTGTTAGTTGTAACAATTGCAAGCACAGCTTGGTATATAGATTATCAGGCTGATCAAATCAGCACACTTAAAGGTAATCAGATGGTCTTGGAGACACAGATAGAGGAACAAAACGCTTCTATAGAACGTTATTTAAAACAACAGAAAGCACAGGAAGAACAGTTAAATATCTTAGAAGAAGAAAGACGCAAGGCTATGCAAGATGTTAATAGGCTAAGAAAAACATTTGCAAATTTAGACTTAGATCAAGAAGCATTAGCTGATCCAGTAGATCTCCAAAAAAGAATTAACAAAGGATCATTAAGAGTTTTAACCACACTAGAGAAACTAACAAATCCCAAACAGTTTGATGAAAAACATAATTCTAATTAGTTTTTGCCTTTTATTAGCAAACTGCTCAATGTTGCAGTCAGTTAAACCTGTGCAAGTCAAAACTTTATCTGAACGAACACCTATATATCACCCTCCATTACCCTACCCAATGAGTCTTACTGAAGTAGATTGGGAGGTAATGACACCTATCACTATGCAAGAATATTTGGACAATCTTGCTTCTGGTAATGCGCCAGAACGTGCCTTTTATACGTTATCTAGTCAAGAATATCAGAACTTATCCATGACCATGAGTGAAGTTACAAGATATACAAGAGATATATTATCAATTATAAAATATTACAGGGAACTTGATAAGGCAGAAGCAGATCAAGTAAAATCAAAATAATAATACCATATAGGAGAAAATTATGGACATTATGGAAATTATAAATTGGATAACTTGGATAGTAACAGCTGCATCTGCAATAGCGGCTTCTACTCCGACACCAAAAGACGACGCAATAATAGGAAAGGCGTATAAGTTCATAGATGCACTTGCTCTTAATATACTAAAAGCTAAAGACAAAGCACCAAGCGCACCTACAGAGTCTTAGTAATGACTAAATCGCCTGATGCCTTTGTCTATAATGCATCCCTAGACAGGGTGGTTGATGGCGATACTATTGATGTAACTCTTGATCTTGGTTTTGACGTTAAGCTACATAAGCAAAGAGTAAGACTGGCAGGCATAGACACACCTGAGAGTCGTACAAGAAACCTAGCAGAAAAGGCTCTTGGTCTTGCTGCAAAAGAAAGACTAATACAACTATGCTCAGGTAAGTTTAGAATTAAATCGCTTGGTAAAGGCAAATATGGAAGGATTTTAGGCATTCCTTATACAGAAGATGGCAAAGATGTTTGCCAGAAACTTATCAAGGAAGGACACGCAGTTGAATACTGGGGTGGCACAAAGAAAGCTAAAGTCCGTGAAGATGGAACATGGGGAGAATAATATGCAAATATCAGCAGAAGGATTATCGTTAATTAAGAAATTTGAAGGATGCGAATTGGAAGCATACCTTTGTCCTGCCGGTGTATGGACAATAGGGTACGGTCACACTAAAGATGTTAAAGAAGGAGACAAGATTAATAAAGAGGAAGCAGAATATCTTTTACAAGAAGAAATGATTGAGTACGAAGGATATGTAAACGATTATGTAGAGGTTCCTCTTGAACAACACATGTATGATGCCTTAGTTTCGTTTTGCTACAATTTAGGAGGTGGTTCGCTAAAAAAAAGTACGCTCCTTAAGGTTTTAAACGAAGGCAAGTACGAAGAAGTGCCTGCACAAATCCGTAGATGGAATAAAAGCAATGGTCAGGTTCTTGAGGGCTTAGTAAGGAGAAGAGAAGCAGAAGCAATAATGTTTATGGGAGGGGATTGGTTCGCAGTCTGATGGCTAAGTATAAAAAAGAAGATTTTGTTTCAGAATGGTATCGTATAAATGATAGGGAGTTACCTTTAATATGCGAGGCTTTGGATTTGCTTTTGGAGTCTGACTCTCTTAATGATTTTGAGACTTATGTTGCGGATGAGTTAAGAGCGGATTTGATAAATGCAAAATCTGATAAAGTGGCAATGAAAAAATTGTTTAAAGAATGGGAAAATGGCTCTATCTAAAAAACAAAATAAAAGACTAGGTGCTATTCTTTCTGTTATGTTTGATGAAGATACACCTAAAGAACATCTGCAAGAAATAGTCAAAGAAGGCTTTGTTACCAAAAATGGCGATAACTTTGATATTACACCAAAAGGTCTTGATGAAAAAAACAGACTTTGCACATTGGCAGGTTTAAATATTAAATATAGTAGTGAAAAAAATACTAACGCCAATTAGGACCTTCATACCAACCAACTAATGAATATCTTTTTCCTTGTGTAACTGGCGTAACTCTATGGTATAAGAAAGAAGGAAATACTATAACAGTTCCTTTCTGTTTAATAATTTCTTGACTTGGGGTTTCTATATCTTTAGTAAATAAAAATTCTCCGCCTATATATTCTTCTGGCTCTGAAAGTTGAACAGTAATACCTAGCTTTCTTACAGAAGATCTATTATCTATCCTCATATCTAAATGCTCATCATAATGTCCATTGTCTGTATACTCAGCTATCTGAAATTCTTTAAATCCATTTAGTTCAAATCCGAAGCATTCACTATTTGCCAAGATTATATATTTTTCTATATATTTATTTATAGTATTATTGTTTTCAGTTCCATAAGGAAAACCTAATACATTAGATTTTCTTATGGAATTATCTGTAGAATTATTGCCAATCTTGCCTTCTTCTGTTGTCTCTGCCTTATATAAAGATTTTATATTTTCGCAATCTATATTTGAGATCTCAGCATCCCAAGCGAACCACCAAGAATTCATTTATTTATCTAAGCCAAGCCTTTTTTTATTTTTATAAGCAATAAGTTTTTTTTGATAAAACTTTCTTGTACTTTCTTTTATAGTTCGTTTTCTTTGAATTATATGTTCTTCATCAGGGTTATTTATCTGCCAATTTTTATATGCTTTTTTTAATTCCATTAGCTATTCTCCTTTTCTCTCCATTCCATGTACCAATCTGCAACTTTTCCAATATCAGCCACGTCATTACTTATATCCCAATAATCAGCATTAGCAGAATATCCCATATCAATTTTTATCTGTTTTGCTTCTTCCTCGGTATCATCAATAGACTGTAATCTATTTAATTGTATAAGACGACATTCGTAAAAATCTTGAAATACCATTATTTTCTCCCCTTATTAATATACCAATTTTCATATCTTTGCCAAACTTCACGTCCTATATAATAAGGTAGAAAAATCAACGTAATCCAACCAAATATTATAATTACGCCTAAACCTACAAAAGTAAAAAAAATTATATCTCTTATTTTCTCCATAGCTTTTTCATTAACTTTCTTGCAATAATCTTTTCTTCTTCTTTTAAATCAAAGTTTAGCAAAGCCATAGTTATTAAATCTTTTTCTTTTTCATCAATGTTTATGATTCCATCTATAGGTAATCCCCAGTGATCGTGTGGTTCGTTAGGTTCATACATATCAATACTCCTATAATTCAAAGCCGTCAAATAAAAGACTGTCTAAAAACTCGGCAACTAATTTATCTGAACGTATATGTCTTAGATTTACCAAAGATACAATAACTGCGCCACTTTCTTGAAAATCCTGAGCGTGACTTAATTTTCCAAACCAAGCCAACTTCTGCTCCTCATTCTCAAGATAAGTAATAGCTATTTTATTTCTATATTTTTTTAATAATTTGTCTTTACTCATTTTACTCTCCAAGTTGATATAAAAAGAACATTAAAAAGATTCCAATGACTAAGTAATAAATGCCTTGATGTAGATAATTAGTGAGTTGTGGAAATCTTGGTTTAGTTTTAGTTGCCATATTTTTCATTTTATTTCTCCCATAGGAAGTGGCTTATGCCACCTCCTTATCTTCTAGTTGTTGTTTTTCTAAGAAGTCAATAGACTTCTGTGCTTGTGAAAATGCCCTAACCATTGCTTTTGAATCTTCTTTTATGAGTGAAATCCAAGAGTTGAGATATTTAGCGTGATTCTCCCTAACAGTTTTCTCTACACCGAGAATTCTGCAAAGAAAAGCTGAACCAACTTCAGCAACTAATTCTTCTTTTGCATAATCTCTAATAGAATTACCTTGTAGGTCTCTATTACATCTGCTCTTATGACCAGTCCAATGTGTGAGTTCATGTAATAATGTAGAGTAATAATCAACATCTGTATCAAAATCAGTCTTATTCGGCATACCAATGTAATCTCTTATTGGTGAGTAAAATGCTTGTGATTCGTCATGAAATATTTTTGCTTCTGTATTGGCTACGAAAAGATCTACTGACTTTGATTTGCTTTCTGTAAGTTCTACTGAATGGACATTAGGTATAATATCAGATACAAAATCTTCTACTTGATCTCCGTTAAATACTGCATAATTTTTCCATAAAAAGTATTTAGGTAATTTGCCTGTGGATTTATAAAGAGCGAGTTCGTCATCTTTAAGCCATTCAGGTTTTTTATCTTTTACTTCACAGAAAACTACTCTGCTTGCTTTACTGCCTTTTTTGATTTGATAGCCTTTTTCTGACCATTGTTTGAAAGTAGCCCATTCGTGAGATCTAAAATCTTGCACTGATAACCAAAAGCTATTCATACCTCTGTAAGGTTTTTTGCTTATATGGTTGATAGGTGCAGGTTTTGAAGTCCAAGGTTTGTGCCAATCAGTACCTTCTTTTTGCATAAGGTCTACAATCTTGTCTTGGATTTGTTCTAGTATTTCTTGTGTTTTCATTTTATTTTCCTTTAATTATTTTCAATTTAAACAAGTTTTCTAAGCTTGTTAATATATAATTTTATATTGTTGTCAGAAAAAGTAAACCTTTTTTGGAATAATATTTAATCTTTTTTTACCATAGAATTAACCAGTTCAAGTAGTTCATACTCCGTACCATAGGCTTTTTCAAACCTAGCTTTGTATGGGTGACGACTTATAGGTTCCATATCACTACCCATTCTATGATGCTCAAAGCATAAAGGCAGTACCTTAAAATGCGTATCAGGTTTTGTCTTGCCTTCAATATGGTGTATCTCTGCAGGAACTCCATAAAAGCCTTGTAAATAACAAACAATACAACCTAGTTGACTAACCCTATCCATGTGTTTTTTTTCCTTAGAGTTAGGGTTTCTGCCTTTCACTTGTGTTTGTTATATATAGGTTGGTATCTTTCTATTAAAATCTTTTCCCAATATAGTTTTCTATCTTCTCTACAATGTTACCTGATGTGCCTCTCTTGTCAGCTCCTGTTATCTTTGGTATAGAGTATATAGATAATCCTGTCCCTAGACCTGAACCTAAAG